GGTCAGCAGGCCTTTTCTTCTTTGTTACACCTGGAATTTCTCCAGTATGAACATGGTCAGGCGCGACCGGGTGTTTTATCAACTCAATCTTATGCTGATCTTTAAATGCTTTCTCTTCTGGCGATTTTGGTTGCGCCACCTCTGAAAGCAGGTCTTTAAAGTTTTTCATATTTAGTCCCTATTTAATCTTATCTAATCTATATTTATTATCAATTTAAATTCGTCTCTAGAAAGAAGTATCATCTTCTCCTTCATCATCAGAAGGAGCTTCCATCTTTTCCTTTTCCATCTGATCAGTCATTTCTATAAATTCTTCTTCTGTCATCTGAAGAATGTTTCTAATAACCCATTCTCTAGAATAATACTTTCCAATATTATCTTCAATATCTCTGAGTGTAGTCATACGCTCACGTAGTATTTCAGATTGCTTCAGCTCATCGTAATAATTATCTCTAGCAAATTCGTATCGAATATCATTACGTATAGCATCAAATTCTTCAGGTGTCAAAACACCTTTTAAAACTAACTGTTTTTCTAGGATAGTAGTAAATAACCAAGAAAAACGTGATCTAATTCTTTTGATAAACTTACCAAACTTAAGTTCATCACGTGTAATTTCTGAAGCTCTACCAAAGGTCGCTTGACTCTCTGGCTCTAAACGTGTTAAAGGTACTTTCAACGCTTTGTATAATTTACGTTGGAAGTACAACATGTTTGTATCATCACTTAAACCGGCGGCTGAGCCTCCTGCAAGTGTATCAACTTCAGTTGTTCGTTCACCACCTCTTCGTGGGAACCAAAAATCTTCAGTCATTGTCATCATCTTGCGAGAATCATTAATCTCACCAGTTGACGAATTATATTGTAACTTATTCTTATGGCGAGTCATCATATCTCTAAGATACTGTTCTGCTTTCGCCTTCGGTAAGTTACCGACATCAATATAAAAAATTCTTCTTTCAGGTGCTCTTGTTAATGTGTAAATAACAGTAGCATCTTCTAACATACGTAGTTGGTTTAATGGCTTGATCGCAGGATGTAAATGAGATAATACTAAACTATTATTTTCATTCATCATGCCAGATGTTACTCTAGCTATACTATCCTTAGTAATCTTAAAGCCTGATGTAGATCCGTCTCCGCCAGACTTATTAGAACCAAACCCACTTTCTGAGTACATATAATACTCATTCTTAATCTTTTTAGTAGGGACTCCACTATGAGGATCCTTACTCTTTTTGTCTACTTCACGAATTAGTTTCAGTTTTCTAGGATCACAGTATCTTAATTCTATGATACCCTTTTTTAAATCCTTAGGATTAATTACTATGTGATAGTTTAATCTACCATCAACATAGAACTTCTGAAACATATCATAACCGTTATTAGCTATGTCCATCATAGCCAATACGTTGTCAAATTCTTCTACAATTCGCTCTTTTACTTTATCAGGTAAATCAGCCTCACCTAAAGTAACCTTAACAACGCTTTCATCTACATCAACAGATATAGCTTCGTTAACTACGTCGTCAATTGCCTGTGCAATTTCAGGTTGCATGGCCATATTTCTATACTTTGTGATAAGTTCAGATTCAGACTTAGCTGCACCTTCCATATCAAGTATAGTACTATAAAAACCACCAAGTGAATTACCACTAACGGTAATTGCACCATCATCATTTTGTGGGGCCACGAACGATGCAACATCTTTGTTACTCTCGTCCTGTGGCCTCGATATTTCAAAGCCAAATAATTTCATATTATATTACCTAATTTAGGTTGTAGGAATTCCAGTAGCGCCCTCTACTCGCCAGAAGTCATAACTGAAGTTGACCGTAAATTCTTCGATCTGATCAGTTGTGCCCCAGTCCATAGTAATCTGGTCTACTTGGGTTGGATACATTCCTTCAAAGACGTAAGTTCTAATTGCGTCACCATCTTTACTATACTGTGTTATAATTCCGTTTGATTTGTAATCTTGTGGTAAAGCACGTAGGTTGCTATCGTGTGTATTGATAGCATTCATCCACGCTTCCATACCATTTCTAACTACGAAATCTTCGTCATTAATACAAGTTACTGTCCAATCTGCAAATGTTCTATCACCTGCGTACTTAATCTGTCTTCCGAAGTAGTTAGCATTAAAAGAACCCACGGTAGAGGCTGGTAAACCAGCAGCTCGTACCATGAATGGAACTTTAAAGTCTGCTTCAGGAGCAACAGGGTTAAGAATTTGAACTTGGAACAGACTAGGACGGGCACCGCCACCAGTAAGCTGTGACTTAAATTCGTTAATGTTAAATGCCATGTTCGTATTCTCCTTTTATATTATTTATTAACCGATTGAGCCGACAATTTCTTCAAACTCAATCCCACTTCGTGTTGCCACAAAGGTTAATTCAATAACGTTAATTGAACGGGCCGGTTTAATAAAGATATTAGCTTTAAATTTACCTTGATCAATTACCGCAGGAGTATTAACAGTAGCGTCAGCAATAACTCTAAAGTCAATTATACCTCTTCGTCCTTGAATTTCTCTTAGGAAAGGTTCAACGATATTCTTAAACTGTGTTTGAGAAAATTCGTCGTTTAATTCAAACAAGAATGTTTGAGCTGCATTAGCAATCGCCTTTTCAACCGAGATAAACAGTCTTCGTACATTTAATCTGTCAAATGCTGAAGTTAAACCAAGTCCTGTTTTATCACCAAATAGTACAATTCCTTGACCTACTTGACTCATTACTGGGTTAATATCTTTGCTGTAGAGTTGATCTCTATGAGCTTTATTAGGATTAAACGCAAGTTTAACAACATTCTTGATTACACCCTTACGGAAACCAGCAGGAGATTCAAAAGGTTCAACTCTTGAAGCCAGACCAGCAGTATCACCATTAAGTGGTACCCAACGATAAAAATCATTATACTTATCGTATCTGTACTTATATCCAGAATCCATAAACCAGTATGAGCTATTCTGAAGGGCATTTCTATATGCAATCGTTTTAGTAAGTTTTGCGTTTGTTTTATTTTCGTCTACTACTGCTTCTTTAGAAGGTGATAGGAATGCAACACAATCTTTTCTATAATCTGAGATATTAGAAATGATATAGTTAGCAAGATTACCTGAGTTGTCACCTTTACCTTGAAGAATGAATGAAACATCAATTTCATTTGACGATTTAAACAAGTCGTAACCAGCTGCTTTAGCACCAAGAGATGTAGCTGATTCAGAAGTACCTGAAGTACCAAGTGCTAAACTCTCGTATGTGCTGTATTGAGCAACGCCTTCAAAGTGTGCTGTATTAGCAACTTTAACCCAACTTGATTTGTTTTCAATCACTTGCTTGTAGTAATTTGTTGTTCCATCAGGTAGTACAGCAGATTGAGATGTAGCTACATCTTCATAAAGCTCTAGTATAGTACCTGCTTCACCAGTAATAACTCCATCTTCGTCTCTAACTAAGACGTGATAGTTACCAGTTTGCGGTGCTTTACCGAATGAATTGTGGTATTTCCACTTACGTGCCAAACTCAACTTATTTAAATCGTCTTCTGCAAGCTTGTAGTTTGTTCCAAGACCGATTGTGTATTCGTGTGAAGCAATAAGTGAAGTGTTAGCGGTGGCATCACCAGCAGCAGTCAAGGTTCTCTCTGTAAATGTGCTTACAGCAATGTCTTGATATCCAACAGATTCGTTACCAACTTCAACAATATCACCTTCTGCAAAGGTATCAGCTGCTAGAGCAGCACTTGGAAGTACTTCAAATACAATCGAAGATGCATTAAATGCAAGTGTTTGACCGATTTGTGTATTACCAGTTAATCTTGACGCTGCTATATCAGCAACAGCAATTACATTGTTCTCAAACGCAGTATTTTGTACGTATGCTACTTCCAATGAATTACCCAGATCTCCTGGATATAATGCATCGAATGCACCAAAAGTGTGTAGTTGTGTATTTGCACTTGAAATATCACTAGCAGAGGCTGTGACAGCACCGTTATCTACACGAGCTACATAAAGAGCATTTGAGTATGAAAGGTAGTCTGCTGCAACAAAGAATGTCTCATAGTTATCGTTATTTGGTTCGCCAAAACGGTTTACTAATTCATTCTCTGAAGAAACTAGTACTGTTTCACCTACCGGACCCCATCTAAAAACACCAGCAATTGCAGCAGGTGGCGTAGCGATGGCCGGTACCGCGGCTGATGCGTCCACTTCGCGAACTATAACCGAAGGACTTACGGAAAAAGCCATATTATTTCTCCTTTAATATTATCTATTTAAAACTTTTTGTCTAAAATTAGTTATCACAGTTCTATTTATAAAAACAGAAAGGTTGTATTCATTTATCATATCTGCCATGACTCTCTAGCAAAACCATACCCATCGTCTTCTAGTGTTTCATCACCACCATCATCTATAAATCCGAATGGTAATAAATCTTGTTCGATTTGTTCTTCTGTTTTTTGCCTCAAGCGCATCATAGTATTAATATCAGTAAGATCTTTGAAGAAGGCCTGATCCGTTAACCACGAAAAGATAACTAAATTCATTACCAAATCGTCGTGTGCACCAGATTCCGCTTCGTATGATGATCCTCGTTTAGAAAATCGCGATAACTCTTGTATTGTGTTATAATCCTGTAAAATTAACTGATTCTGTTCAATCAGCATTTTTAATATAGAACAACCGATACTTTTAACACTTTTTGTTGTTCTTATTCCATTATCTGTTCTTTTACCAAACCCGCTTGAAATCCTTTTACCAGATCTTCCTGCGTTTTCAGTAAACAACAGATTTTCATAACCATAGTCCATTAAGAGCACATCTGATACTTGTTCACCGATATCATTGATTTCGATAAGTACCGCGCCCTCATTGTACATTAATCCTATTCTATATATAATTGCCGCGAAATCCACTGGTGAGACAGTGTTGTCTCTAAAAGTGCAGACTTGCTTATAAGGCATAGTTGTTATATCTATTACATTAAACGTACTATAATCTAATCCTTTACCACGAGATACGTCAACTGTTATTACATACGTATGATCTTCTAAAGCTGCTTCGTATTGTGTTAAGAATTCTCTTTCTTGTATTGGCCGTGAATAAGCTAATTCTTTTAATTTAGAACCATCAATGAGTGTTCCTGAACTACCTAAAAATTCACAACAATATTCTTGTTTAAACTTTTGTTCGTCATGATCTAAAGCTTCGAGCGTTTCGGCTCTCCATTTTTCATCTCTACCTGGTACATCGTTCCACATTACTTTAGTAAACTCGTAACCATTAGTACCTTCTTCAGCACCTTTACAAGTTTTCCAAAAATGATTTAAGCCGTTGGGGGTGGAGGTCATTAATAGTTTGGTAGATTCACCAGATGAAATAGTAGGATATACAGAAGCGAAAAACTCATCGTAACCTTCAATGAATGCAACCTCATCTAGATATAGGAAATTTACAGACTTACCACGAATAGCGCTTGAAGATGTTGTTCCTGCTAATACTTGACAACCATTCTCTAGTGCTATATTACCCTTATTCCACTCTTCGATACCTTGTTGTAGCCATTTCGGTAACGCTTCATATGCTAACTTGAGCCTACCCATAACTTCTCTAGAAGCATCTCCTTTGTTAGCAAGGATAGCAACAGTCTTAAATTCGTTAAACAATATGTAATGTAATATAACAGCAACAGCAGTAGTTGTTTTACCAGACTGACGAGCCGTTAAAACACAAGCACGTCGATTTGCAAAGATTTTATTGCAAATTTCTTTTTGATAATCATACATGTCAAATGGTACTAAGCCTCTATCAACGTGCACAATCTTAATATAACTTTTTGCAAAGTATATGGGATCCTTAGCACATTTCATAAATTCTTTTATTTGTTCAGGCGTATACTCTATAGCTTCAGCTGATCGCTTGAGATATGAGTTTCCTAAATATCCATTACTCATGTTTTATCTTGTTCACCATTTATCATTTTAAGTAAGTCGGCAGTAGATAATATTAAATTATTATTAGTAACTTCAGTTTTAGAAGGATTTGCTTCTTCTTTAGCATATCTTTTCTTTGTTGACATTTCAACATAATCTTTGTTAGCGTCAAGTAGTGTTTTCATTAAAGTGGATACAACTTCAAAGGCTCTTGGTGACTCAGACTGCTTTGCAATCTCAACCATTTCTTTGATTGACTCATCACCCAAGTTAATAATATTCTCGATATTTTCTTTGGCTAACTCAATATCTTTTAGATTCTCATCAGCCTGGCTATCTACAACTGCGAGAGGTTGTACTACACCTTCTACAGGTAAGTTATCAACTTCCTCGTCTTCAGCAATAACAATAGGAAGAACTTCAGGATCATTCTCTCTGACTCCATCTAATATTGCTTGTTTTCTCTCGTCAGCGTCTTCTAGCGATCGCATGTTAAGAACCTCAGCTATTTTATCTTGTTTCATTATCTATTTATGACCTTCGTTGACCTGTAAATATTAACCACCATCGAAACCATCGACGGCCTTCTCCATAAGCTGCTGATCTTAGTCTGTCGTATTTCATTTAAGGGCGCAAGCTTTTCGTAGCCCAGAAGTACTAAACCTGTGATCTCTTTTATTAAAATGCAATTCAATATCACGTTTTCGACAAATATCTTTACCAGTAAACTCTTTGTCTCTATACTCGTCTCCTAAGATACGAACATCAATATGATACAATTCTAACAGATCTAAAAGATCTTGTTCTGTGTTATAAGGTATAATCTCATCGACATATGATATTGCCTTGAGCTGTGTGTATCTTTCAACAATTGTTTGTATGGGCGGGTTCTTGTCTTTTGGTCTATCTTTAGCAGGATCCATTTGTAATCCTACCATTAAATAGTCACACTGAGATTTTGCATCTCTTAACATTTGCACGTGTCCTGCATGTAACAAATCAAATGCGCTGCACGTAAATCCAATTCTACTCATAATATCTCCGTCATCTTATAGATCTAATTATATATTATAACACACTTTGGTGCAAATGTCAACCCCTAAGATGAAGGTGCAGTATTTGCAATCTGAGGTGCGTAATCCCAATCATCGTCATAGTCTATTAAGCTGTAATCAACAGAAAGATCTTGGTCTGTAGTTGCAGCATTATTAGCATCCATACCAGGTTGTAATGTGTAAAACTCTTCTGGCTCAGTATTAGTAGTTGAGTCTGTAGCATATCGTATATCAATAAACTTAATAACTTCACTTGATTTCTCAGGCCCGAAGTACCATGCTTTCATAGTAAAGTTAAGTGTATAAACTATTGCTCTTCGTTCGTCAAAACTTCCTTCGTATACTTCGTCCATCGAAACACCATTTAATATCAAAGGGATATCAATTGGTTCTAAACCAGTCATAAGTCTTACTGTTCGTGTATAGTCTGGATTAAAGAATGGAATAACTTGTTCTAATAACTTAACTGCGTCTTCTTGGTATTTAGTCATAATAAACAGTTGGAAATCTAAATTATATGGAACACCTGCGTAAACAAACTTACGACCACCTAATGCATCATCAACTACTGTTTTTCTTATTTTAGTAATTGGTGAGATTTTACGTTCTGCATCATACGACATATTTGTCATTTCAAACGACATACGCGGTAAAGTAACAGCAGCTTTTGCTTTATAATCTGGATTTTGATCTAGACGAGATAATATCTTTTGATAAGGCGCATAAGAGATCGGCACAATCATTGTTTGTTGTGTTACTCCACCATTATCAACTCTCTGAACTTGCAATTGATTAAAGTATGTACCAAAAAGGGCAACATATTTGCGTGTGGTTTCGTTATAGAAATAGTTAGCTATGGCCATTAGGTATCACTTATAGTAATGTTTTCAGTAAAGGGATCGCTCTCTGAGAAATCTAGGATGTTATCGCCTTCTTGCTCAAATGTGAAGTTTCTAGCAAGAGAATCACTTCCATCAATTTCTGTATTAGCAAGGTCTTGTAAACTGGTAGTTGATGTAGTATCAATAGAATCAAAGTAATTATCAATATTTGGATGGCCAGTTGAGAATCTCTGTCCACTATATTCTATTAACTCACATCTCATGTCTTGTACTTGTAGAGCACCTGTTTGATAGAATACACTCTCATGTTCAACAAATTTGATTTCAAACATTTTTTCGTTGAGTGGGAAGTATATTAAATCGCCTTCACGAGGTCTTATAATCTCAACAACTTCTCTAGTAACATGTCTTTCAAATGTTCTGTTAGCTACAGTGAATGTAATACTATCGCGTATTTGTAAGCCGAATTTAGAAAGGAAATCACCTTCACCTTCAAACCCGTCAACATTTTTAACATATGCTTCAAACTGAAACATCTCATCATATAATGGTAAATCGTCTTCGTTTAAAACATCGTCGCGAGCGCCTATGGTACGTTTAATGTACATAACATCAACACCATACATACGAATACTTTCAATAACTAAGTCATCAATTAAGCTCTGCTCGTTAAAGTTATCGTAGTTTCTGAAGAATACATTAGTTGCCATCTAAACATTATCCAATAAAGTTATAGGTAAGAGGCTGGTAAGAACGAATTGCTTCTTCTTCCATCTTCTCTCGTTCTGCTTTTGCTTCTGAAAGAATCTGTTCTCCATTAAAAGTAACACCGCCAACTAATTGCATTCCGCTGAACTTAGTTAAATTTAAACCCCAATTTTCTCTGACTAAAACAGTTGCATAATTTTGTAACCAACGATCGCCCCAAACATCTGAATAAGTATCACCGTCAATAACATCATAAGCTTCAATAATAACATACTCACCAGGAACCATAAAGTCTTTATTAACATCAAGGTATAAGCGATTAACGTGTTTATTATAACGAATCATTGGTTTACCTACAAGAATCTCTTGCAGGAATTGTAAGTGGCTCATTGACATATAATAGTTTTGAATATTATATCCAGTGATATCTTCAATGTTATTTAATACAAATTGGTATTGAACATTAAATATACCAGAACCAGTTGAAAGATTTGATGTTAACGGGAAGACACCAGATATACCAAGTAATCCTTGTGGTAAAGTAAGATAACCGTTTTCTCTATCCCCTTTAGCAACTCCTGTAATGGTAGCATTTACACCAGAATTAGCACCAATAACACCTTCATTTGTTTGAAACGGTATTAACTCTTTGTGTGTAAGATTGTCATAAACAACAACCGAACCGCCTACTTGATTTGTTGAAACTTTAGCAGTTGCACCAGAAATAACTCCTGTAATAGTCTCACCTATTATAAAGTTACTACCTACTGCTGCATCAAGAGTTAGTTTACTTGCTGTAATTTGGTGTTTGAGATACACTTGTTGACTACCATTATAGTGATAGTCTCTCCAAAAAGAAACAGCTTCATCTATACGATCTTCTACTTGCTCATCAGATACATTAATCTCAATGACCGGCGCGCCAATTTTTCTAAGAATATAATCTTTGAATAATGATCTTGAATTTGGTATTGCCATTTTTATATCTCTTTATAATTAGTTATTATGTAAACACACAAGTCGTGGTTTGCCCAGTGGCTGCGAATGGATTAGCTGCACCGGTATTATCGGATCCGCTGTACCAATACCAAGTCGTAATATTTTGGCCAGCGTATGTTGCACTATAGCTCGCGCTCGATCTTTGATAAGCTGTAGTGCCTATAGTTAAAGTAGTCCAGCCACTATTTGCGAGACCGTTCCCGACAATCCGTAGGGTAACCGCAGAGATAGGATAATAAGTATCCCAACTATATTGAATCTCTGAGAATGCTGCGCCACTATAAAGATTGCTTGTTCCATCAGAGACAGAGCCAAAGGCATAGATGCCGGAGTAGCCTCTACGAGTGGTTGTGCCTGTAGGTGCACCGCTACCGCCTGTTGCTGCGGACGCTGTACCAACAGTAACAGTTTGGCTGTCCAAGTTACTGCCGCCGCCACCGCCGCCACCGCTACCCGTGCCTGCTCCTACTATTCCTGCATTACTAATAACATTCATTACATGTGACAGTGCCATTTTATTTTCCTATGCTGTTCCAACGTATGAGACTTTATAATAGCCGGTTGCTAATACTGGTGATCCACTACTATTCGCCGATATTTCTATTTTCATAACACAATCTTCATCGGCATAGCTATTCGACGCTCTAGTGTCGTATACATTAAATTCTCTTGTTCCAGTTAAAGCTATCCATGTGTTGAGTGTATCACTATTAGCCACGTTTAAGTTAACTGAGCCTGAGTAGTTAGACGCCTTTATATAATATGTTTGCGATGGAGTAATGTTATTCCAAGTTGTGGTAGAATATAAAGTTTCGCCATTTCCACCAGCATTATTTGGATGTTGCCATTTATATACATTACCGTCTGCTTTAAATCTCCAACCTGCTTCAAATGGAACTACTC